CCTTTGCTATACTATTAATATAACACGATTGGAATAACTTGTCAAGCGTTTTGGGTAAAAAAAAATCCCCACCGGATTGGTGGGGATCAAGGAGTAAAATTTGAAACTAATAGCTTTTCAGATCTAATTAGTCTGCGGAGTCAATGTTTACATTCTTTCCTTCAGAATCAAACTTTCCAATAATCTCTTCATCCATTATGTCAAGGACAATCTGTCTGAATTCTTTATCCTTAAGTTTGTCTAACCACTGGGTTCTTTGGAACTTAAACTCCTTTCCACTTTTGGAAATAAGCCTGTTCCATGATCCAGGTTTAAAACGGTCAGTACCTGATAGTCGGATGCATTCGAGCCAAGATTCTTCATCTTGAATCCCAACTCCATCACCCCATAAGATTTTGAAACCACATGTTCGACCTTCCGATCCAAATCGTGATTTCTCAACCTTTACTTTTACTTCAGAACCAATCCGGAGACCAGAGTCGCTAACAACATACGAGGCTTTCGCCTTTCTCTTGGTTAACCAAATACGAAGTGACGAGAAGTATTCAATTGCCTTTCCACCGGGTGCGATGAAAGGTGTCATCATCGCTTCCGATGGTGATCTCGTAATGTTCGTTTTTAGTTGATTTATCAAGAGCAAAGTGCATTGTTGATTTGCCAATGGAATAGTTAGTTTCGGGAATGCTTTTGCAAAAATTCTCGGCTTAACTGCCATTGTACTCTGTGGGTTAAAATCGCTTTCCAATTCCTTCTCGGAAGTAGTGGCTGCGATAGAATCCCAGATAAAGAAAAACTGAGTATCAGGATATTCACTCATACAATTTTCAATTGTCTCCAAGGTTTTCTCAACAGAGACTGCTTGTACATACGTTAGCTTGTCATTTATATCAATGCCCGAGTTCTCAAGGAACTTAGGATCAATAGCAGACTCCGCATCAAAATAGACTACCCAGTGCCCCTTCTTCTGAGCCTCAGCAGCAACCTGGCAGGCCATAAACGACTTGCCAGAACTACTAAGACCTGCGAGTTCGGTAATCTTTCCAACCGGAATACCAGCCATCTTGCCTCGACAGATGATGGAATCAAGCCATCGAGAGCCAGTTGGGATCCATTCCTTAACTTCGGTAGGATTATCTTCTCGCAAATCATGGGCCACATCAAGACCAACTTTTTTGTTGATGAATTTCTTCATATCCGCAATGTTAATCTTGCCAGCCTTGGTCATTACTCTTCTCCTTCTTCTTCTGCTTCAGAAACCTCTTCGGTTTCCTCCGTTTCTTCTACGACTTCATCGACAACTTCTTCGGCTGCCGCTGTATCTTCTTCTTCTTTGTCGCCACATGCGAGAAACATTGTCATTAATACACTAATCATTGTTTTTTCCTTCGTCTGTATTGGTTGTTTCAGTTGAAACAGCCTTTACTTCGTTTGTAGAAATCACAGTCATCGTACCCTCAGTAATTACCTGAGAAGCCGGGACCGCAACATTTGTTGTTTCCGTGGTTGTCGCCTCGACTGTTTCAGCCGGTGTTTCAACTACTTCAGTTGTTACTGGTGTTGCATTTGTTGCAACTTCTTTCTCTTCGCAAGCAAAGAGCATTGTAAGTAGTAATATCATATATTTCTCCTATTTTATATGTGAGACATCTGTAAACCCATGCCTCCCTGCGGTTATTTTTAATTCCCCAGAGCAAGTTGAATTTTTGTCAACTCATCAAACATATCTCTCATGAAAGATTCTGCTGCTCTTTCATGATGAGTTTCTTTTTTTCGGAATTGAGCTAAACATGTAGCGGACATCCACTTTCTCATCAAATTTCTTTGTTCTTTGGTTCCTTTTGTCCAATGTTCACGAATGAAAGCGTGCGATAGATTGACTATGATTGTCATTTTTCCAGATTCAAGTTCTATCCAAAATGCCTCAGGAACTTTGCTGTGTTCTTCAAACTTAAAGTTTGGTATTATAACACCCTTTCCTGCTCGTGTTGTTCCGGTTCCTTTTGGGATTACGGAGCCTTTCTTCTTCTTGTTGCTGGAATCTCTTTTTTGTTTAGAGTTTTTATCTTTAGGCCAGCCAACAATTCCGGTATTGTGAGACAATGCATTGGCAAAATTCTCATTCTCCTTTATAATATCCGAACTGACAACATCTGTACTTTTCTCCCATTTTTTCTCTAGTTCACCTATGAATAATTTTACTTTATCTCGTAGAGCATCGGTCAAAGATTGAGATAGGCTAACTTTGTTTTTTGTAGCCGTCAATCCGAAATGAGAATCCAGTTCTTCGGTGAAAGAAATTTCAATTCGGCCTGCGTTTTTTCTAGGATTTTTCATCCACAGATTCTTTACAGAAATACCTTTTGTAATCAACCGATTGTTGCGAGAAAAATATACCCCTTGATCTTCATAACTCTTCTCATGCACCTGCAAGGCTTCTAGATCCAATAGGGCAGTTCTAATATAGACAATTCCATTTTCGAATGGAACTTCGTGTACTTCGTGAAACAAAACTTTTTTGTGGTCAGTTTTTTGATATAAAGGGTCTCTTGGTCTAACTTTATATTCACCCTTATTTGTATAAATCGTCAAACTTCTTTTCGAATTAAGTAACGCATAAAAAGTTCTTCCGAAGTCTTTAAGTAGCGCATTTTTCAAATCTCCAATACGAGAATATTCTTTTTTGCTTTCACGCAAATTACCGATAATAACTATGGTTCCACATTCACCAATAGTTTTAGAAAAGTATTCTTCTTCTTCTGGTTCTGGTTTTCGGATGATTGTACTTTTAGAAACATTAGTAAAATCTTGAAAACCAACAAGGAGGTCTCCGCCTTTTAGTTTTGTTAGAATTTTGCGTTCTAAACCTAAAGTACAAGCAGCGGTTGTTCCACCAATTGAAAATTTCCCTAAATCGCCAGCATCATGTATGGAGCCGGCTGAGTATGTCAGGGCGCCTTTTAAAGTGCTAGCATTCATCCCGAAGCCGTTATCCACAATTGTGTAAAAATCAAGACCATTTTCTCCTGAGAGTATAATTCCAATCTCAGATGCTCCAGCATCAAAAGAATTATCTACTAGATCTTTCAAGGCATCCGACAATGTGTGACCGGAGTGTGGTATAACCAAGTTATACAAATTATCTATGTTCGCCTTTGGGACAAAGTGTCCGAGGGTATCTGTTTTTTTTGAATCAATCATTTTATTCTCCTTTAGTATCATTCTCAAATCTCTATGATTTAAGGTAGTAAATCTTTTAGCCGGCTTAATCCGTTTCCACTCACGCCACGAGGAGGCAGATAATTTGTGAGCATGGTGCCACCCTTTTTTTAACCTAGGGCGGGTGGCGACTCCCTTACAACGCAGGAGGTTCTACATTTTACTCATTTTTCATGAATGCTGCGAAAGCTTGGTCTACATCACCTGACGGCTTCTTGTATTGAGTGGTCTCTGATGAAGAGCCTTCAGCCGAACTATCTGAGGATAGATAACCATCTAGACATTCTTGGATTTGTTCTGATGTTTTTCTATCGAATAGTCCATCGATCTCAGGAACAGAGTCTAGTAACTCTTGACAATCAGCGATTGTCTCGTCACAAAGGACAGAAGGTCGTCGTCGAGGCTGGAGGTTGGTCTTTGGGAAAGATCCAGGTGTTCCAGGGACACTATAGGTCAACTTGATATCGGTACCAGTTTCAGGGTCTGTGATGTCTCCGTAATCCGGATCCAAGACATAACCTAATAAGGTCTCGTATGCTGTTTTACCATAAGCCCAGATTTTTACACCTTCGGCTTCAGAGCCACGCACCATCACAGGTGAGTAGTAACGCTTTCGGGCAAACAATTTCTTTGCCTCATTTTTAAGGGTGTTGTCATCGCTTTCAACGCCATCACGCCAGAGCTTTGATGCGAAATCACAGATTGCACATTCTCCATTGTCATTTCGTTTGTTACAATAAATCCCAGGGTTCTTACCAACATTGTAATGAAATTGGAATTCCCGGAACGGATCCCCATCTTTTGTCGGTACAATGCGAATGGTTTGATCACCCGCTTTTGGTCTCCACATTGTAGAGTTTTTACTGTTTGCTTTTGTGCCATTTTTAGATGCGTTAAGTTTGGCTCGCATCGATTCTAAATTTAAAGACATAGTTTCTCCTTGGTTTGTCTATTTTTTTGTGTTGTATCACTAAGGTAAGCAGGGTTCTGACCTTACTCCCGGTTTATTTTAAGCTGTATAAATCAACTCATGCTTATAATATAACACGAATTTTAAACCGTGTCAAGTAAAAAGTGAAAGTTTTTTGGAAGGAAACTTTCAAAACCCCAGGGGGACTAATTCTTGATTGTAATAATACTGTCAGTGGAGCTTAGATTTCCAATCTGAGTATTATAATTAAAGGTACGATACTGGTTGAGATCTACATCCCATACTGTTTCATAGCCAGGTTGTAAGTTGCGAGTTTTCATAGTGCTTCTTACAGATGCTGGGAAGTCTGATACTTTAACGAATCGCATTGGGCGGTTAAAGCCAGTTTTGTTTGTGAATGTACCAGTGTATACTGTGAATTTTTGTGTGATGTTCATAATTTCTCCTGTAGTTTATAATGTTGAACACATATAATATAACCCGTTAAGGTTAAGTTGTCAAGTATTTTTTATTACTTTTTTTTTATTGCTGCTTTATTGTTGTATTTTAATCCCCAACACTTATAATATAACCCGTTGGGAATGTCTTGTCAAGTATTTTGTTAAACTTTTTTTATTATTGTTTTTGTTTGTATTTTATTCT